TCAATATCAAGTGTGGCAATCTTAATCTTACTAGTATCAAACTTAATCTCTTCTTCAGGATACATCTCAGAAATATACTGATAGATGTATCGATCATTCCCGTAGATTTTGAAGTTATCTACTCCCTCATATTTTTTAATAAAATCCCTACAATCACGAACTGTTCCTGGTTCAACAGATTCTACATACTCTCCTTCAAGTGTCTTGTACTTAGTTTGCTTGTTAGATGGAACAAAAAGAGTAGGGTAAAACTTTTCCCTTGTGGCAAAGTGCCTCCCATTCTCATAACCCCTCACTAGGAAGTGGTCGCCTACCATTTGAACATTGGTGTAAAATCTCATTATGCAGTCTCTGGTGCCGAACGTGGGTTTCGTATTTTTCAGTGTGTATTATAGCATCTTTTCCATAAAATTCCTCATAAGCACTAATGAACATCGGAAAGTAATGCCAGTAAACTGGAGGAATATATGAAGGAGACATACACACAAAGATATGATCAAAATTATAACTATCAAACTTATAATTTTCTTTTTCTACATTCAAGTAATTTGGAACAATCTCAGCATTAAATTTATTACGCTCCTTGTTCCGACTATTCTTGTTTCCAATCCAAGTAAAAGATTTTATTTTATTATGTACCGCTAACCAAGCACCCCAGTTTCCCTCATGAACCCTATTATGTTTCTCCATTTCATATAACTCCATTTTATAAGCATCTTCGCACGATAGATCACCATCAACATCATAGTCTCCACCAAATACATCATCATGATGATCAATATTAACTAGATCAATATTGTCATAATCTGAGATACTGAATAAAATAGAATCATGATCATATCCAAAAGAAACGTTATCACAAGTCTTCAAACATTTTAAAAACAAGTTATAGCAAAATAATAAATTAGATTTATCAATCCAAAAATCATTTTCTTTCAAATTGTGTGTACTAAAAAATCTATCCCATCTAATTGTTGAGTTGGAGTGATACAAGATACTATTATAGTCCTCAATACTAGGACCCATAATGTAATCTAAATCGATACTAAGAACTCTCACTACTTAAGTGCTTCAGAATACTTTGCAATCACTTCGACAGTCGGTTCAACAATAGTCAAAATGTTCTCAGATCTAAGCATGATATCATTATCACTAGTGATATCTAACCATTTAGAAACAGAACCATCAGAATTCAAAACACACACATCAGTAAGTTTGCAATCAGGTTCTCCGAGCTCGGCATTTACTTGCTCAATTTTAGCAATCAAAGTAATTTGATTTAGAAGAATTAGACACTTAATCATCGATACCTACCTTTTCTTTATAAATTTTAACAAGATCTTCGATTGGTTCAGTGATAGAAACAACAGAATTTGTAGCAACGTAGAATTGCTTTTCTTTGGAAAGAGGAATCCAAGCAGACAAAACCATTTCTACAGATTCTCCCTTTGCATCAGTATTTTCAACTAACAATTGAGTATCGTCATACTCCCTGAGAAATACTTTTTGGGGATGAATCAATTGATATGCCTTAAATTCTTCCTCTACAATAACTTCCCTTACATCAGAAATTACTTGATCTCCATTATTGAAGATAACAATCTTAATAGACATTTAGAATTTCACTCTCCAGTAATTATAACACTAAAAAAGAGGGGTGTCTACTGGATTGTGCCAGTAACCCCTCCGTCTGCGACGACGATATTCAGTTTTATTTATAGAGTTGTTAAAAATATTTCTGCTGTGGGGGGACTATTAGGGGAATGTGCTCCCAAGGGTGCTATTGAAAAAAAGAGTCATTGCAGTGCCAATGGTAAGAGTGGCGGCTGTGAGATTCATAAGTCGTCCTCCATGGTACATAATTATATAGCAAAAGTGTATCATAGTGATACACTTTTGTATCAACGGCAGCAAAAATCGGTCAGGATATCAAAACCAATCCTTCCTTTGATGATGTTGTGGAACAATTCTACCGAGTGTAATACTCAGCAACCCATCCTCAAAGCTAACTGATCTAACTTCCGTCTCGTCACTGAGGGTCCATGATCTAGTGAAAGATCTTTGAGCCACTCCTCTATGGACATATTCTGTTCCAGTTTCTCCATCCTCTCGTTGCCCTTCGACAAAGAGTTTTCCGTCTTGTGTGTAGACATTTACTTGTTTCTTTTTGAATCCTGCAAGTGCTAGTTCTAGTCTTGATTCTACGTTACTGACCGTGACTAGATTGTATGGTGGATAGTTAGTAGTTGTTTCGTGCAGATCAAACAACCTACCAAAGTATTCATCCATACCAATACTATTCTTATTTATGCGATCTAGCAAGGCAGGCAGATCCGCAGCACTATAACGTGTAAGGTTTCCCATTTTTACTTCTCCTTAAAAAGCGAGATTTGATTGTGTGGACCCCGAAGGCATCCATAAGTATATATTAACACAAGACATAAAAAGTGAGTGTGGAAAACTCTACATTATAAATAGATCTGACTTCACAGACAGTGGGGCAACACACAAACAAACATAGGAGATTAAAATGGGATTTAATCCATACGAAATGCGTTGGGAACTTTTCCAGAACGCAGAAATAAGAGTTACCAAACGGCATGATGAAGCCGTGTTACGCTGGCAATCGTTGCAAGAAAGGGGCGAGGAAGCAGGACCCTATCCAACATTTCCAAGCGAAGAAGAAATAAGAGAGGTAGCAGATAATATGTTATCTTTTGTGGAGAAGAATTGATATGATATTATCTAATATGTCAAAACTTCAAGTTATTTTTAATGATAAAAAGAATGCAGAGTTGTATCTACTCTTACTTCAAAAGATAGCAAAGAAAAGGTAACAATAAAAAAGGGAGTGTTGCACTCCCCCCTCACATTTTATTCAGTTTCTTCTGTCCGTTTCTTTTTAGAACCAATATTGTATTTGGTTTCCAGAATCCAATCTTGCTTATCCTTGTATGCAAGAACTTTAATCTGATTGAGTGGTGCGATGTCTTGAATCTTCTCTACATCAACAATACCAATAAGACCCCAATCAGCAAGAAGTTGAGCAATACGGTTACGACGTTGGACATCGTTCTGTGTCAAGTTTGCATGTTTGCCGTCAAGAGCAAACAGTTCCTTAAAGTGTACTAAGAAATATCTACCTTGTTTGTGCAGAATATGACAACTCTGATAGATCTTTTTCTCTTTCCTAGATGCAACTCCGATTCTTGTAAGTGTTTCACGCACTTTCAAAAAGTCATCGGGTTCACTCAGAATCACTTCCACCATTTGTTCTGGTGTCCACTTCACTTCTGGTTCACGAACTACGCTCATTTTTTCCTCCAGTATCAAATTTCGATTTAATAAAATTAAGTTGTTCTTTTGTGAGTATCTTCAAAGCCTGTTTTGCCTTTTCATTACTATAACCATAATAACGTTTGACATAATCAAGATCTTTGATCTTATCTTGTCGGATCCAGGGAGAAAATCTCTTCTTTTTCCTCACAATATTTATAAGAAAATCATATTGCATCTTCTTTGGAAGAAAATGATATTGATTCAACTCATTTACATACATCAAAGTATCAATGTGTCCAGAAAAACAACGGTTCACAATATACGGAGGATATTCCTTCTCAAGAGAAGGATCTTCATCAATCAGATGCTTCTTTGTCTGATTGATACTGTTCAACCAATCCTTCAATTCCATAATTAAAAAGCAGTAGTTCTTTACGTTCTTTCTGTTCACGCATGTATTCTCCAACAGAACGCATGGTGTAAGTGAGATCAAACTCTCCAGTTTGATAGTCTTTAAATCGATCCTTAATCAGTTGAGAAGAGTTATATGATATAAGTTGAGGACCGATGAATCTATCACAAATAGTAGAGAATCCATCATGATCAAAACCTTTATGCATTGATCCCTTCTTACCATAAAGATTAGATCCAATTTCGTATGGAGGATCGAGATATGTAAAACACTTCTTATCATCAGTAAGAAGTTCTTGATATCGAAGATTAGTAATTTTCCAATCTTTAATTATATGCGAGTATCCTTGAAGTTTCTCAATTCCTCGCATTGAGAAGTTGGAATAAGACGCTTGCCTGCTAAAGGATGAGGACTCAGTGAGACCAGAAAAAGAGCACTTGTTAATAACATAGAAAGCACAAGCGCGATATAGAGAGGAAACGGAATCATCATTTACAAGTTCCTTTGCTTCCAGAAATAATCCTTTCGCAGAACCTTCATCAGGATAACGAGATTTGAGTTCTTGAAGTCTTTTATATAGAGCGTATCCATCATCCTGCAGAGTCTTCCAGAAGTTAACTAAAGGTTCATACAGATCATTAACCCAAATATCAAGATGAGGGTATTTCTTAGTGATATGAATTGCTACGCTTCCACCACCAAGAAATGGTTCTCGATATTCCTTATAGTCGCGAAGATCTGGAAGATACTGATCAAGTTTAGTACAGGCACGGGATTTACCGCCCGGATACCTCAGTGGTGTTTTCAGAGATTTCATAATCAGGTTGGTTATACTTTAAAAATTCCCAGAAGGTTAGTTTCATTTCCTTATGGGTCATGCCACAGTGCTTTGCAGCAGCAGGTAGAGTCATTTTAGCACGGAACAGTGCTTCATTTGCCTCTTGAACATTTTGAGGTGTGGTCTTCACTCTTGGTTCTGCCAATTTATTCTTATCAATTTTTAGAAGACTCATAGAACACCCCGATCATTTCTATGAAGAAGAACTCCATCAACCTTATTCAGAAGATCTAGAATACTTCCATGCATGAGACGGTATCCATATCCAACATATAGTTGTCCAAAGAATACTGTAAGTGCCATAAATGCCCAGAAGTAATAATATGTTCTGGATTTCTTTTGTCTTGGGTATTTCATAGTACCAGTTTTTTGCTAGGAGTTTTTAAAACAGAGAACATTTCCTTATATTGATCCTCAATCTCTTCCTGAGTCTCAGCCATATAGACAATGTATTTCTTAGTAACCTCAAGTTCTTCATTCTTACCTTTAAGAAGAGGAGACCATGGAGCAAAACCCATTTGACCATTACCAGTAGGAACGGCAACAATAGGATTACAGATAACTACAGAATCTTCTTTCTCTTCAAGTAGGTCGGCAACAACATCTTCGCCAGACCACATACGCATCAGTTTAACATTCATCGGTTTAGTTTCCTCTCAAAGTGATAATCAATTCGGCACTTAAAATAGTATCCGACAATCAGTGTTGTATATAGGATGAAACCATCCATCCAAGATAGTTCATGCCATAACTCAAAAATTAGTTGTTGTGTTGTCATTTAAACTCACACTCCACCATGATTTCAGTCAGACATGCAAGCATATTTATTTCTTGATCCGCAACGAATGCGCTCTGGTACTGATACTTAGCAAGAACGAGCACAGCAGCAGGAATGCTAGCGTTTGTAAGGGATGCATAAAGAGCATCGTAAATACGGCGGAGAAGTACAGTAGTATCGTTATCCAGATTAGAAACGATCCACTTACGAACTTCCGCAAAATTCTTTTCCTTAAGGTTTTTAATGAGATCATTGACTGCAACATCAGAAAAAGTAGCAAGAATACCAGAATCAATTTTTCCACTCACAGAATAGCGTTGGCATTCGTTCAAAACACGACGCCAATCAGGAAAATGTTTATTAACAAGTTCTACCAAGACCTTGTTATCATATTCAACACCTTCTGAATCCAAGATTTCTTGGAGACGTTTAAAGAACTTTGCTGCAATTGCCTGTCGTTCTTTTCCTTTGATTCCAAACTCAACAACGGCACATCGCGAGTGGAGGGGTTCAAGGATCTTATTTTTGTAGTTACAGGTAAAGATAAATCGACAGTTACCAGCAAACTCCTCAATAAACGCCCGTAGGAGGAGTTGTACATCATTGGAGGTGTTATCTGCCTCATCAATGATGATGACTTTGTGTTTTGCAGTTGCTGTAAGCGAGACGGTCGAAGCGAAGTTTT